AAAACTGCTATCAAGAAGGCACTTTAATGTGTAAGTGTGATTGCACTTGTTGCTGCTGTTGCGATAAATGCGACTGCAAGTGTATATATAATGGCTAAAGATTTACAGATAGATAGAGCAGTTGATGGTAATCTAAAACCTGTTAAGGATTCAGATGGTACATTGACTGCTTTAGAAGTATCTACTGATAAAGTAAGAACCAAAGCATTAGATGTAATAGGTGATGTAAATGTCTTTGGTGCAATAACTACATCAACTGAAAAGCATATAAGCATTATTAATACAGGATTCTTTCATTCATCAGGTAAGGTTTTTATCCCTTTAAATGGTTATATTTTTGAGCAAACTACTACATCTACAAGAAATGAATATGTTGCTATGATAACACCATTTGCTGGTAGAGTATTAAAAGTATTTGCAAGAAGTGAAAATAGATGTGATGATGTTATTATAGGTTTTCACAAGTCATCAGAAGGTACAGAAGTTCCAAACTCTACTGCTACAAGTAGCGTAACTGTTGCTATGCCTGTTGATGACACTACAGCAGAGTTTGATTTTAGAAATTTAGATAATTCATTCGTTGCAGGAGATATTGTTGCTTTTTCATTTGAACCTGAACTTGCATCAAGTGATACTAATGTAACAGTAGTTTTAGAATATGAGGTTAGTAAATGAGTTTTACAGGTAAGACAAAAGCAAGTACATATAAAGACATTTTGCAAATGAACAATTCTAATAGTGGTGTTGATACTACTACAAGAAATGTAGTTGATGGTGAAGGTACTGCAAGTGCAATATCAATATCTGATGATGTCCTTACAGTCAAGCCACAAAATGATGATACTACTGCTGTTTTCAATGTACAGGATTCTGATAGCAATAATCTTTTAGTAGTTGACTCAACTAATGATTTAGTTAAAGCAGGACTAACACAAACTGCTGTAAATACACAAATGCAGCATTTTGGAGTTGGTAGTGGGCATTTTTTACCTGCAAACACTAATTGGCACGGTATACCTTCTTTTGGGCAAGAAACCCAATCAAGATTAGAAATGGGTTCAGGCTCTACCCCTGATACAAGTTTAACAGTATCTATAAATGGGGATGATGTAGTAGGGCATATTTTTTATGTACCTGTAAACTTAACAATAGACTCTTGTTCTGTATGGGTAGGTGCAGATGCTGCAAGTGGAGATACTGTACAGTTTAGTGTTATGAGTTATGACATAGATACATCTAATAGTGCAACAGGTGGAGATTTATCTAATGGGGCAGAACATTGTGTATCCCCTTCCACTATAACAAGTGCAGGTTATGAGCAATCATACTTTCAACAGCTTACAGTATCAACTGCTGATGTAGATGCAGGAAAAGTAATTATGGCTTTCATAAAGTCAGATGGAACAAACTCTGATTATTCAGTAAATATGAATTTAGTATATCACATAAGATAGGAATAAAAAATGGCAAATTTTAATGTAAGTTTAGATATAGAAGCAGATGGTGAGATTTCTGCACAAAAAACAGGTACTTTTGATACTGCTATAAAGCTGACAACAGATGTAGACAATACTTCTACTTTTAATCTTTTGGTTACAGGTGAAGCTGCAAAGGGTGGGGGTAGTCTTGATAATGCAAAAGCTTTGATGATTAAAAATTCAGGAATAGTTGGTGCAGAGATTAGAATATCAGGTGAAACTTGGACAGCAGGCTCTCCAGATGTTAATGGTAATCCAAATTATAAAAGTTTTTTATTAGGAGCAGGTGATTTTATGTTTCTGCCAAATATAAAACAATGTGGTTATTCAAATACTCAATCTGCTGCTGATGGTGAATCATTAGACAATCAAGTGCCTGATTCTAATATGTATGTAGATAGTGGTGCTGATGTAGACCACGCTACTGCAAGTACAATAGGTTCTGATGCTACACACACAACCCTTAACCTTGAAGATGGTCATTCTAAATACTTTAAGGTTGGCGATTTAATAAGATTAGAAAATGAGATATGTGAAGTTACTGCTGTAGGTACAGGTGCAGATTTAGCTAATAGTACACTTACAATTACAAGAGGTAAATATGGCTCAACTGCTGCAACTCACGCTGATGATGTAGCTGTTAGATTGCCATTCTTCAACGCTTATGCAGACTTTGATAAGTATTCTACTGCTCAAACAGATGGTTCAGGCAGGTTCAAGGCATTTAATTTCTTTGGATATGGTAGAAAATCTAATGAAGTAGCAGATGGCTTGGTTGCAGGCTCTATTAGTGGCAAGTTTTATAGTGCAGGCTACCAAGAATTAGGTATGAGTGGAATCACATCTTCAACAGAGTCAGGTTTAGCTGCATCAACTGCATATGCTTTTGATATAGCAGTAGATGGTGGCTCTGATTATACATTATCATTTACAACATCAACTAATACTAAATTTGGTGGTTCTGATGGCATCATTAGAAAAATACAAGATGCTTTAGATGCAGGGTATTACGCTTCAGGCAACCTGTTAGAGAAAAGAGTTACAGTTGCAATAGTTGATGGTGATATTAGATTTACATCAGGACAACACCTATCAACATCTGCAATAGCAATATCAGCTCCTAATAGTGGAACTACTCCATTTGGTGTAGGTAGGTTTGTAATGGCAGTTGGAGATATAGAGGCAGCAGTACCTGCTGCACTTCCTGATGATGTTGTTTTTGATGCAGTAACTAATATCTCAAGACCAAATTTAACAGGGATGTTTTATGACGATGGGTTTGGGAATATTTTAGGTGCGTGTACAGGCACTATCAATTATGAAACAGGTGCTATAGATTTACAAAACTGTCCACCAAATGCAAATTTTGTAGTAAGTGCTAATTATGGTTCTGCCCTTGCAGGAGGTTCAGAGTTTAGCTCAACGCTTGGAAACTCTATAACAGCTATAGCAGCAAGAAGTGTAAATCAAAAAATTAATACAACCATTGACATCGTAGGTATCAAGTAATGGCAAGGAAGAAAAGAAAAAGAAAAAGCACAGTAAACAAGGCAGGAAACTATACTAAGCCTGCTATGAGGAAAAGGCTGTTTAACAAGATTCTTCGTGGCTCTAAAGGGGGTAGAGCAGGACAATGGTCAGCAAGAAAAGCACAGATGCTTGCAAGACAATACAAAGCTAAAGGAGGAGGCTATAAATAATGGCTCTCAAGAAGTCACAAAAGTCTTTAAAAAAATGGACAAAACAAGATTGGGGCTATATATCTAAAGGCGATTCTAAAAAGCCACGTTCAAAGCGAGGTAGATACCTTCCTAAATCAGTTAGGTCAAGATTAACTAAAAGCCAAAAGGCTTATGAAAACAGAAAGAAAAGGGCAGCCTCTGCAAAAGGTAAGCAGAGAGCTAAATATTCTAAATCAACAAGACGTAAAGTCAGAAGAGCAAGATAGGAGATTATTATGCCATACCATTATGGAAAGAAAAAGATGGGTAAGAAAAAAAAGAAGATGACCAAAAGAAAGAAAAAGTGAAATGGCTAAGTTTAAGGGCAAGTCAGTTAGACTAAACAAGCCATCTCGGATTCGCAAAGGTCAAGCAGGATATGGAAGAAAAAAGTTTCAAGTGTATGTTAGTAGTGGCAATAGGGTAAAAAGAGTTACTTTTGGCGACCCTAATATGCGTATTAAAAAATCTTCTCCTGCGAGAAGAAAGTCATTTAGAGCAAGGCATAGATGTGCGACTGCAAAAGATAGGACAACTGCACGCTATTGGTCTTGTAAGAAGTGGTAATTAGTTGTATATTACAAGTATAATTTTATATAGATTTTAAGGGGGTTGGATGGCAACTGCACCGATTTACTGTACCCATCAAGAATTAAAAAGAGTATTCCCTCAATTAGATGAGTTTGATACCAAGACACCTATTTATGGATGGATAGTATCATCAGGCTCATTATATGTAGCACACGATAGTGGTTTAGTAACTGCGTTATTTAAGGATGGCTCTAATTTGGGTGCTGCTCAATCATCATTAGGCGATGTAAATGTAAATGGTGAATGGTTTTACGATTCATCAAATGATTGCGTTTATTATTACAATGATGCAGCAAATCCTGCTGACTTGCTTATGGAGTCAGGTCAAGAGTTTACAACTATGGTAACTCAGTTTAGAACTGATGCAAGCAGATATTTAGACTCAAAGTTAGACCCTAATTTGCCAAAGAATCAGCTTAAAGACAAGTCAGGTAATTTTGATTATATGATTATCAGGACTACTGCTTTATTGTGTGCTGTATTTATGGTTAGGGCTACAGACCCTACAAGTGAGATGGCTACAGCTATGATGGAAGAGGCTCAAGGTAATATAGATGCCCTTAACAATGGCAAGGCTGCTTTATCATATCAGAATACTGCTGATGCCTCTAAAGGTGTAATTAGAGATGTCACCTATACAGGCACAGTTAGACCTGTAGACACTCGTGGTCATTATAGTGGTACATTTGATTTAATCAAAGTAAAGATAACAACAGGTGGTGCTATTGGTACTGCAAGGTATTCTGTCTTTGTAAAAGATAGCGATAAATTAGGTATGAATGATGCAACTGAAGTTGTTTCAGACCAAATCATAAATGGCGATTATCAGCCCTTATCAGGTTATCTTGAGATTAGATTTGCAGGTACAAATTTTGACTCTACTGCTGCTGTCAATGACGTGTGGGAGGTAGAGGTACAGGGTTGGTCAGAAGAGGTTGATTCTAACACTCTAAAGCCAATTAGAATGACACGCAGGTGGCAATAACATTTGTAAATAATTGGAAGAACATACTTGACAAATTAAGAAGTGTTCTTCGCACAGAATTTAAAAAGGCTGTTCCTGTATATATAGGAAACGAAGACGTAAGGAATAGTTCCCAATACATAAGACTTGAGCCAATAAGTAGCTCTGTAGTAGACTATAACTCAAGCAAGAATTTAAAAGAGTATACTGTAAACGTGGAGTATGTGTTTACAGGTGCTAACATAAAAAAGACTGCATCAGACAATGTCCTGCGAGTGATTGAGAGAACCCAACATCTTATCAATGACAATACATCAATGACATTAGCAGATAGCACCGAAGCATTTGACTGTAAGTTTACCGAGAGTGAATTAAGTACAGATGAGTCTGAAGATATAGATGTATCTACTTGGACTTGGACTTGCTTGCATATGGATGTATAATGGGAATAACATTTACAAATAATTGGAAGAACATCTCTGATAAACTCAGGAGTACATTAAGGACTGAGTTCAAGGGTGCTTTGCCTGTATTCATAAATGATGAGCCTATATCTACAGGTGGTCAATTTATTCAGTTAGATTTAGCAAGTACATCCTTACTACAAAAATTAGTTGGTTGTGAGATTAGAGAGTATACAGTAACAATGAATTATGTATACCAAAACCCCAACATTAAGAAATCAAGTTTAGACCACGTTTTAAGATATGTTTCAAGGATAGAACAGTTGATGCAAAACAACATCTCCTTGAGCCTTACTGATTCTACTGCTGCTGTAAATTGCAGGGTAGAAAGCACTACGTTTGAAGAGGGTGAAAATTCTTACTTGGTGTCTTTTGATTATAAGTGCCAACACGTTAGTGGATTATCTGAAACAGTTGCTACTACCCCTGCATTGCTTAACAACTTTAGTATGTCGTTTGATGGAACAGATGATTATATAGATGCTGGGAATCCTTCTTTTATGTCTTTTGGAGCTACGAGTCCATTCTCAATTTCAGGGTGGTTTAATAGGACTTCTGATGCTCCCAATGATTCTTTTGGAGGGGTTATTATAGGGCAAGGTTCTTTTACAGCAGATGTATCAGGATTTTGTGTTTTTGTTAGAGATTCTGATGATGTATTGAGATTCCAAATTAGGGATAAAGATTTTACAACTGAAGAAGTAACTATCTCAAGTTCAGCAATTACTGACAATGTTTGGAATCATTTTGTTGCTGTCAGAGAAAGTGGTTCTGTTATGAAGCTATATCTTAATGGTAGTTTAGTTGCAACAGGCGACCCTGAAAACAGGAACATAGACACTTTTAATCTTCTTACAATAGGGGCTTTAGATGTTAGGACTACATCAGGAGCTTCACCTAATATACAAAGAGAGTTTATAGGCAATATAGATGAAGTTGCTATATGGGATACAGCTCTATCTGCATCTGAAGTATCAGCCATATACAATCAAAAGATTAGCTCAAGCACTACATTAGATTTATCTTACAACACTACTGACTATACTTCTGCTAATAACTTGCTTGCCTTTTGGAGAATGGGTGATAGCAGGTTTGACTTATTTAGGTTGATTGATAATAATATTAATGGAGCAACTTTTGGTAGCGACTTGTTCCAAAAGGGAAATCCTATTGATGATAATAGTGATTGGACAGCAGGAACAGGATGGGCAGCAGATGCTTCTAATAATAAATTAGTTGGCACATCAACAACAGGCAACATATTTGCTAATTCTATAACATCATTTAGCAATGGCGATGT